AATGCAATCATGGCGTTACAACCAAGACGTTTTGATTGGAAAGATGGAAAAGGTCAAGACAAGAAAAATGTTGCTGGTTTCATTGCCCAAGAGTTTGAAACTGTATTTCCAGAATGTGTTGGAGTATCAAAGGCTGGTGCGGATGGTATTGAGTATAAAAACATTAACCATGAAACATTGATTCCAACTTTGGTCAAAGCCATCCAAGAACTCAAAGCAGAATTCGATGCCTACAAAGCATCACACCCATAATCTTTAAAAGGAAAATATCATGACTACCACTTGGAAAATTACCCAGACAGACTATCTCACCGCAGATGGTTTCATAAACTGTGCTCACTGGACTGCAACTGCGGTTGATGGAGACTACACGGCTTCCATTTACTCTACAGCATCTTGGCAAGCAGGAACACCAACAATCCCTTATGCCTCAGTTACTGAAGCTGAAGTATTGAATTGGGTCTGGGAATCTGTTGATAAGCAAGCCACTGAAGATGCTCTGGCGGCTAATATTGCTTTGCAGAAGAATCCTGTTCAGGCTCAGGGTGTGCCTTGGGCAACTGCTTAATTTATCAGGAAGCCACTACCTGAATTTAGTGGCACATTAGGAGAAAATCATGGGAAAAAATGAAAAGACCCCTGTGACGATAGATGGTATTGAGTACAAGTATGAAGACATGACTAAAGAGCAACAAATGATGGTTAATCATGTTGCAGACTTAGATCGTAAACTTGACTCAACTAGGTTTAATTTAGATCAAATGCAAGTTGGACGTGAAGCATTCTTTAAGATGCTCAAAGAGTCCTTAGAATCGGAGTAAAGAAAATGGCCGTAACGAATCAGCAAATTGTAGAGTTCTTGCTTGCTAATCCAGGCATGAGTGATGCCGACATCGTTGCGGCTATGGAGACCTATAAAATCTCTCCTGCTCAAATGGCAGAGACTGTTGGTATACCAGAGGGACAAATTTCTGCTCGTGTGGCTGAAACTGTTGCTCCTGGTATGTCAGTAACGCTTGGAGATACTGTTATTGCTCCTCAGTACCGAACAACAGGTTCTGGGATGGATGAGCAAATTGGCCCTCTTGAGACTTTTACAACATCTAAATCTGATGGCGATGTTAACTACAAAGCTCCTGTTGGAACACCAGTAAATATTTACAGTCCTACTGGCGACCTTGTTAATACAGTTAAAACTAAAAAAGAGTTATCTTTTGCTGGTGGTCTTGTAGATATGCTTAAAGACCCTGTAGTTTTAGCTGCTGTAGGCGGTGCTGTTGCCAGTGGTCTATTAGGTACTGCGGGTGTGGCTAGTGGTGCGGCAGGCACTGCGGCTGGCACAGCAGGTATGACTGCGGCTGAACTGGCTGCTTATGACCTAGCTCTTGGTGGTGCGGGTGGTACTGCTGGTGCTACAAGTCTTGGTAGTGCTTTGGCTGCTGGTGCGGGTGGCGCAGGAGGTTTACTAACAAGTGCAGCTCCTGCAACTACTGGTGGTGCGGCAGGTGGTGTAACTGGAATGGGAGCAGGAACTGGTTTAACAGCAGGTGCGGGTGGTCTTGGTCTGTCTACTACTGGTGCGGGTCTTGGTGCGACAGGAACTGGTGCAGGTCTTACTGCGGGTGCAGGTTTAGCAGGAACTAATGCTTTAACAGGAGCAGGACTTGGTACGGCATTGGGCGGTATAACAACTGGTGTTGGTGCGGCAGGTGCAGCAGCAGGTACAGGTTTGCTAACTGCTGCGGGAACAAAAGTAGCTGAAAGCGTTATAGGAAAAGCCGTTGGTGCTGGTTTAACTACTGCGGCTGGTATAGAGCAAGCTAGGGTTTCTAAGGAAGCCGCACAAGCCGCCCAAAAGAAGATTGATGAAGAAACTGCTGCGGCTAAAACTGCGGCTCAGTTTAGACCTGTTGGCATGACAACTAGGTTTGGTTCTTCACAGTTTGCTTTTGATCCTAAAACGGGTCAATTGACAAGCGCAGGGTACACACTGAGTCCTGAAGCTAAAGCGGCTCAAGATAGGTTTGTTAAGTTAGCTGAGTCTGGGATAACACAAGCAGAAGGTGCTCAGAAAGCCTTTGAACCCCTCCAAACAGGCGCACAGAGCTTGTTTACTCTTGGTAACAAGTATTTGGCTCAATCTCCTGAACAAGTCGCCTCAGACTACCTGAAGAGCCAGATGTCTTTGTTGCAACCAGGCAGAGAGTTGGAGTTGGCTAATCTGCAAAACAAACTTCAACAACAAGGTCGTGCAGGTCTGTCTGTTGCTCAAGGTGGTACTTTGGGAGCAACAACTCCTGAGTTACAGGCTTTGTTTAATGCTCGTGCGCAACAAGAAGCTATCTTGGCGGCTAATGCTCAACGAGAAGGTCAACAAAACGTCTTGTTTGGTGCGGGACTCTTGGGTACTGGTGCTTCTACTATGGGTCAATACTATGGTGGTCAACAAGCCGCTTATTCACCTTACACGACTGCCATGAACCAAGTTCAAGCCTTGGAGAGTGCAGGTCAACAACCATTAACTACTGGTATTAACTTGGGTAATCTTGTCTCTACGGCAGGTGCTAGAGCAGGTGAATTAGGTTTACGGGGTGCGGGTCAAAGCGTAGCATTGGCTACAGGGGCAGCGGCTACCAATAGTCCTCTTGCTACAGGATTGACTGCTTTGGGTTCTTCTGGTCTTTTGTCTACTGGAATAGACATGGCTGGTAAAGCTATTGGAAATAAACTAGGTGAGTTTGTATCATCTGTAGTTGGCCCAGAAAGTGTAGCCGCGCCAACAGGCCCAATGAATGTAAATACTGCTGACATGGCTAGAGGATTAGGTATTAAATTGCCAACAAATTACTTGGGTACTACTACTACAGTAGATGCTCCTCTACTCAATCAACGATACACTTATTAAGGATAAATCATGGCAACTATAGTTGAGGGTTTATTTGGCCTAACCCCTGAAATGTATGGTCAACAACAACGTACTTCTGCTTTAAGCGAAGGCATGAGGTTGGCTCAATTAGACCCTGCGGCTCGTGGTCAGGCATTGATCTATGCGGGTGCTAGAGGGCTTGCTGATGTGGCTGGTGGTGCTTTGGGTGCAGAAGACCCTCAGTTGCGTCTAATAAGCACTAGGAACACCATTGCCCAACAGATTGACCAGAACAATCCTGAGTCGATTATGAAGGGTGCTCAGATGTTGGCACAAGCTGGAGACCAACAAGGTGCTATGGCTTTGGCTCAATATGCTCGTCAAGCACAGAGTGAGATGGCTCAAACAAAACAAAGACTAGCGGCTGCAATGGCATCTGAAGCAGCGGCAAAGCGGGAGCGTTTGCAAAATGATCCATTCCAAAAATTAGTGGAATCAGGTAAATATACCCCTGCAAGTCTTGCAGAGTTTCAAATAACTGGAAAGCCTGCGGATTTAGTCTTATACGAAAAACCAGAAAAGCCTACTAAAACTAGTTATGGCCCTGAAGCTGACAGAGTTTCCAAAGCAAGATTTGGTAAAAACTTTGATGAATTGACCCAAGCAGAAGCAACTGTAATAGACACTTTATTAGAAGAACGTGGTGTAAAAAAGGCTAAAGAAGGTGCTTCTAAATTGGTATTGCCAGGTGATAAGACATTGGCAGATATTCCAGCATTTAGGGCAAGTGTCCAACGCACAATTGATCCTCAACTTAAAGCGGTAACTGCTGCTGATAATGCTTTGGAGAACATCCAAGACTCTATCAACACAAATAACTTTGCATCTTTTAGGGCAGCGCAAACACAATTTGCTAGGGCTATTTCTGGTTCTGGAGATTTAAGTCAGAAGGAATTGTTAGCGGCTGGCGCTGATCCTTCATTGCTTGGTGGAACTGCTGATTATGTAGCTAGATTGTTTACTTCTACTCCAACTCTTGACACACAAGAAAAAATCAAGAAGACACTCTTGGCTATTAAGAAAGTTTCTACAAACAAAGCTAAGACTGAAATTGAAGCGCAACGCAAGATTGCTTACAGTAATCCTGGCTATGAAAAGGCTCGTGTTGACCAAGCTCTTGATTTCCCAGAGTTCTCAGGTGTTGCAGAGAAGAAAACCAATACTAGAACATTAAAAAGCGGTAAAGTTGTTACTGTTGTTGAAGAATAAGGATACATCATGGCGGTTTACGAAATTGATGGTAAGCGGTATCAAAGCGATACACCTTTAACAGATGCTGAACTAGAAGAATTATCTGGAAAACCAACTCCTACTATGGGTGCTGTGGTGGCTGAGTCTGCACGAAAAGGTTTGGCAAGTAGTGTTGGTACTGCTGCAGGTCTTTCTAATTTGGTATTTTCCGCTTTAGAACGGGTAGGCGTAAATCCTCTCACTATGGGCATGAGAGCCTCTGGTGGAACTGTTGCTCCCGCACCAACAGAGGGTGGAATTGTCGAGACATTTAAGGCTGGTCGCCAACCTCTTTATAAGAGTCTGATGGAATCTTTAGGCACTACTGGTGTTGAGCCTCAAGGGGGCTTCCAAAAGATTATTGCTCAAGGAACAGAGGCTGTTACTTCCCCAGAAAGTTATCTATTTCCTCCATTGGCGGCTACAAAACGTCTAGGCTTATTTGGTCAAACAATATTGCGTCCTACCGAACAACAAGTTATTGGCTCTACTGCTGAAGCGGGTGGTCAAGCGGGTGAATATATTGGTGAAAAGATGGGTGCTCCTACCACTGGCAGGGTTGTTGGTAGTGTTTTGGGTGGTGGCGGTGGTTCTTACACTTTAGGAACATCATTAAAAACAGTTCCTTTAGCTGGTAAAGCATTTGATGCTGCCGCTTCTCAATGGAATAAGGTTCGTGGAACTGTCCCTGAAGATGAATTACTTAGAGATGTCGACAATCGGATTAGCAATATCTTCATTGCCGCAGGTTCTGCTGATCCAACAATCATGGATACGATCACCAAAGCCGCCAAAGCACAACAAAATCTTTCATTGAAAACACCTGGTGGTGCGCCAATACAGATGCCTGTGAGTTCTTTGTTGGCAGACAATCCTGTTGTCAACCAGTTGATTCAAAGTTTGTCGGCTAAAGACCCTGTTTTTAGGGCGCAGTATGGCAATCAGTTTGAGCAAGCTAAACAGGCTTTGGCTGCTAGTCAAGTTCGATTGTTTGGTGATCCATCAAAGGTTAGCGTTAATGTTTCTCCGCTTGATTTGGTCAAACCACAAGCCCGTAGAACTCGCACCATTGATGAGCAGATTGCTGATACTTACAAAGATGCAACTCTTGACCCTAATGTTTTTGGTCAAAGGGTTTCTACACTTGTTGCCGCCAAAGAAGATGCCGCCTATAAGTTGGTTAAACCACTTTATACAGAGGCTTTTGACATTGCTAAACAGAACAATGTTAAATTACCTGCCAACTCTGTTGATGACATCTTCAATTTTGTTGCGGGTGAGCAAGCGTCTGACATCTTTAAGACCTTTCCGTCTATCTACAATCGTGTTCGTGCCAAGTTCCGTCCTTCGGAAGTGCCGCCTAGCCCTATTCTGACGGCAGAAGGCAAGCCAATGACCGAAGGTGGGATTAAGTTTACTGCCGCTACAGTAGAAGATTTGGACTCTCTTAAGCGGGAAATCAACAAGCAATTGCGTAAAACAACCGAACCCGCTGATATTCGACTGCTCTCAGAGTTGAAAGCCCGTGTTGGTGGACACATTGATAACCTTGATCCTGACTTTGTTCAGGCTTATCGCAATGCTGATGCTTCTTACTTCCAGAAGGTAGGCTTGCCATTCAATTCTGAAACTTTGAAAGCCGTTGACCGCAAGAAGTTTGTTGAGCAGATTGCTCCTGCGATTATTGGTAACAAATCTAATGTTGATGACTTTATCAAAGCTACAGGCGAAGAGGGTGTTCGTGTGGCGAGAGATGCCTTCTACGACAGTTTCAGTCGTGCCGCACTAAAGAATGATGTTATAGACCCCAAAGCGGCTAATAAATGGTTAGCTAAGAATCAGGGCGGTATGTCCTTAGTCCCAGGCTTAGAGGATGAGCTTCGCACTGCTTCAAACAATGTTACTGCTTTGATAGCAGAACGTAATCGTTTGGATGCCGCCTTTAAGAAGGTTGCTGGTGACCAAATCGTAAGTTCTGGTGGCTTCAAAAGTCCACAAGATTTGGTTTCTAGAATGTATAGCGATGTGAACTTTACAAACAAGTTTATGCAACAGTATGGAGCGAATAAGGATGCAGTTAATGCCGCCCGTTCATTCATGTTGGATGACATCGTAAAGTCTGGTGATCCAGTTGGGATGCTTAATGACCGCACAAAAGCCGCTATATTCAACAGAGTGTTTGGCCCAACATACGCACAGAAGGTTCAAGACTTTGCTTTGGTTTCTGGAAGACTAAATAGAGACTTAACTAATGTGCCGTTTAAGGTTGAAACAGTACCTAAAACGCCATTTGAGAGCGTTGTTGGCATCCCTCCAGAGCAAGTTATCTCACGCTTCACAAATCCTGTTTCTGGCCCTTTCTATGCCATCAGCTCATTGATGAGTAAGTTCTGGGCAAACAAGGCATCTGCTGCAACAGAAGAAAAGCTCAAGACCCTATTGTTAAATCCCACTGATGCAGTAAAAGTGTTCTCGGCACTTCAACAGAAGAATGGCGCTTTTGACCAAGACAAGATTCAAGAGGCTATCAGGATTGGTAAGAAGTTTGGAATTGATTGGGGTCGTGATGCTGTTCAAGACTTTGCTACTGGCGCTGCCCGTGGTGCTGTTCAGCCAATGACTGAAGAGTAATGAGAGACTATGCCGAAGCCATCATCGCTGCGGTATGTATTAGTGCTTTTGTCATTTTTTGTAGCTACATTATTGTTTGGTGTTTTCCGTGATCGTCTAAAGGCGGCAACCATAGAGTACCGATGTGTTAAATGGACTTGGGTTGGAGATGTGTATAACCGAAGGGTTATCTGTCTTAAATGGGAGAAGGTGAAATGATTGATCCGATGACGGCTCTAGCTGGCATTCAGCAAGCTATTTCGATGGTTAAGAAGGCGAGTAAGGTCGCCAATGATTTAGGTTCTCTTGCTCCAATGATTGGCAAGATGTTCGATGCCAAGAGTACCGCTACTAAAGCATTGATTGAGGCTAAAAAGGGCAAAGGTTCCAATATGGGAACTGCTCTCCAGATTGAGATGGCTCTTGAACAGGCTAGAGCATTTGAGGAAGAGTTAAAGATGCTCTTCATGACCACAGGTAAGGTTGACGTTTGGAACAAGATTAAGGCTCGTCAAGACCAGATGGACATTGATGATGCTAGAGAACTTAGGGCTTTAGAGAGAGCAGATAAGAAAGCTAAACAAGAAGAAGAAGAGATGCAAGAGTTAGCCATGATTATTGGTGGTGTGGCTTTTGTTTTGTTCTTGGTTGGAATTGGTATTTATGAACTCATGGAGTTTTGCGATACCACTAAAAGGTGTGGTCGGTGAATGAGTATCAGAAGACTTTTGACCTATGCCTCAAGATATTCGTTTACGGGTGTGTGGCATTATGGTTTCTTGGCTTCTTAAAGTTCTTGCCTGATGATTTGTCGGACAAGATTGTTAATCTTCTACTTGGAAGGGTTGGGTTAGGGAAATGAGAATTACCACTTACCAACAGAATGCTCAAATGTTGTCAGAGGCTCACAGGATGATCCACCAACAGAATATGAAGCGTTTAGCAGAACTAACCAGACAAGCTGAACAACAACAGAGAATCCATGAGATTAAGACTCAATGGGCTAAGTCTGTGGACATCAAAGCATGAGATACCTACTGCTTCTTTTGTTGCTCAGTGGATGCAAAGATGTCTACAGGTATCCCTGCCAGAATCCTGATAACTTTCATGCACCTGATTGCCAGAAACCGAAGTGTTTGTTTACCCAACAATGCCCTGAATACTTAGTAGCCCCTATCTTGGAGAAAAAGGTCAATGACATCCAACCAGAAAAATGAGCCATTGAGTACAGAGGCTTTTGAGGTCAGAATTTGGGGCTTTGTAGTGGTTGTAGTCACTCTTATTCTGTGCATCATTGTTATTGCACTACTCTATTCTGTGACATTCGTCACTCAGCCAATCAAGAGTATGGCTCCAATTGACCAAGCCTACACCAAGATGTTGAACGACATCGTTCTTTTGATTGTTGGCGGTATCGGTGGAGTGATGACTAAAAGGGCGGCAGGTGCGGCTTCTAAGATGTTTAACCCTCCACCAATGTGTCAACCAATGGGCTATGGAGGCTCTCAGGGCGGTTTTAACGCCTCCTACGGGGCTTCTAACACATGGACTTCACCCTCGGGTGCTATGCCAGCTTGGGTGAATCCTCCTTTGGATGAATCTTGGACACCTGGCCCTCCTCCGACTACTCCTCCTGACCACTTAGAAGATGACCATGAGCGTGAAGAATTAGCACAAGCAAGAAAAGAGGCTGAATAATGTTCCCTATTCCTTTACCTTGGTTAATTGTGGGTGTTTTGGTATCTCTCTTTGGTACATACCGAGTTGGACACCATTATGGGTGGCTAGAACGTGATGGCGACATGAAGATAGCCATTGCCAAGAAGAATGAAGAATCTCGTAAAACAGAACAGCAACTGAACGAACAAATCAACCAAAACGCTACTAAATTACTGGAGGCTACCAATGCTATCAATCAAAAGACTTCTGCCCTTGCTGTTGCCAATCGTGCTGGCAAGTTGCGCCTCTGCCCCACCAGTTACGTACAAGCCCCCACAAGTACCTCCGTTGCCACCACAGATACAAAAGCAACCAGTGAACCTGACAGATCGCCTGACACAGCTTCTGATGCCGAAAGAGCAACCATCGAAGCCATCGCAGAAATAGTGGCACAGGGAGATCGGAACACTATTGCATTGAATGCTTGTGTAGATTCTTACAATGATGTTAGGAATTTGTTAAATGATAAACGCTGAACAACTCAAAGAACTTCACATTGGTGCTGAGTGGCTAGATGGTCTAAATGCTACTTTTGAGCGTTTTGACATTATGAATCCACTTAGAAAAGCGGCTTTCATTGGTCAATGTGGGCATGAAAGCGGTAACTTTAAGATGCTTACCGAAAACCTGAACTATCGTGCAGAGGCTTTACAGAAACTATGGCCTAAAAGGTTTGATGCTGCCAAGGCTCAGGCGTGTGCTAGAAATCCAAAGCTCATTGCCACGACTGTCTACAGCAACCGAATGGGCAACAGGGATGAGGCTTCAGGGGATGCCTGGCGGTTTATTGGCAGAGGATGTATCCAACTAACTGGCTCGGCTAATTATTTCCATGCAGGGAAGGCTCTAGGGGTTGATCTCATTATGAACCCCGAGTTAGTGGCTACTCCTATGTATGCCGCACTAACTGCGGGATGGTTTTGGGATACGCATAAGCTAAACCAATACGCTGATTCCCGTGACTATAAAACCATGACCAAAAAGATCAATGGTGGTTTTATTGGCTTAGACGACAGAATCAAGCATATTGAACACGCAATAGCAGTTTTGACCTAAGAAAACCTCGCAGGACAGTCTCTACCTTGATTGCAAGTGTTTAAACAAGGTGGGCAAGACTTCATATTCCTCACAAAAGTAGCGAAACTCTGCGAGGTGTCACCAAAGGCTTTCATCTTGTCAAACTCCTTGGCAACCTCCTCAAGCACTTCGTTTCGGTCTGGTCTATCAATGAATTCATGGTCATTGAGCCATGTTCTGATGATTCCCATTTATCTAACCCTCCTCAAGGGTACTTCTGTTCTCTCAATAGGTGGTGGTGGGGTCATACTCTCTGAGGGAGGAATCCAACCATGCTTTCTCCACAGGGTTTGAACGTCTGATCCAGACTCCCATTTGAAGTCTTTTAGTGGGACTGAAGGGTAGCTAATCTTGGAATGTGGTGGTTTTTCTATCATTTTGCTGCCCGCATAATTCGTTGATTTCTGCCAAACCGACCTCGTTTGACACCCGAAACTTCAATAAATCCTTTGTCTAACAAAGCACGATACCTTGCTGTTATTGAGGAATATGGGTAGTTTGGGAACATACCAAGGATGTCGTCTGAAATACACCCCTCTGGGAAGCTTTTAATGGCCTCATAGACCATTGTTTCTAGCTTGGTGGTATCAACTGCTTGAGCCGCCTGATGGCTCGTTGTGGGGTCTTCTCTTCTAGCCAGTTTAAACGCTGCCGTACCGAAGAATCTTCCGACTGTCTCATTCATGTTATCAAAAAATGTACTCATTATTAACTCCTATTGGGTGGGGCTACGACTGCTCGTCTACAAGCTTTCAAAAAGTATAAAACAGCTTTCACCCCGTGGTTATATTAACTCAAAAGGGCAAATCCGACTCATCAAAACTTGCCTTTTTAGGGGCTTGTTTGGGCTGATAGTCTTCTTTAGGTGATACTGCTAAACCCATGAATTTGCCTGACTTTCCTTCTTTGACCCAAGCACTGAGCCAGTAGTCTTTGCCATCAACAGTGATATTTCCCTTATAGTGAGGATGCTTATCGGTTTCCTTCTTATCATTAGAAAAAAGCACCCCACTATTGTTTCTTTGCTCTGATTTATTTTCCATTTAAAACTCCTTTGTAAGCAGAAAATCTGCCATGTATTAACTCAGTTGCCTCAATAGCAACAAGACCTGCTAACTCTAAATCTTCATACATACCAAATCGCAATTGTTTGTAGTTTTTGCAAACTTCAACTTGCCATTTTTTGCAATGCTCAACCCATTTGACTCCTTTATATCCAGATTTATTTGTTGATCTAATCTTTTGATTGCGGCAATTCTCCTCTTTGGTTGCTGCCCTCAAATTTTCTATCTTATTGTTAGTCTTATCGCCATCAATGTGGTCAACACATTCAGGCAAATATCCGTGGTGATACAAAAATATAAGGCGATGGGCTTTAAAGCATTTAGCTTTTATCTTCACATGGATATAGCCCTTCCCTTTATGAAGGCAACCAGCAACTTGACCAATCTCGTTTACACGCCCTATCTTTCTAATCAGATTTCCATCTTGATAGTCAAATGCTGACAAAACATAATCATGGCTAATTGCTAGGCTTTCCATTACATTTCCTTCGCTTTCTTTAACGCACTTCTTACTTTACTGGGAAGCAGAGTCCAGAGAGCAATTTTCTGTTCGCTATCTAGGTTCTCTGATTCCAACTTATCCCAAGCTGCCTTGGGGTCACCTTGCTCACACATGGCAATCAATTCCATTGCCATCTCTTGCAAGTACTGTAATTCCTCTGGAGGAATATTATCTTGTGCGCCCTGAGTAGGTGTAATCACTACTGATCTGCCCTCTTCAGGCAAGTCTTCACCCGCATAGATGTATAGACCTAAGCCATGCAGACTCAAAGCCTTTGTCATGCAACGCATGATGGCAGTGTTTACCGCAAACGCATCGGGAGTTGGGATGGCCTTGTTTCTGTAGTCCATAACAGGCAATTGACAGGTCATTGGTTTGCCAAACATGGTGGCAGTAACGAACACCATTGCCGTGCCGTTGATGTCCATGAAACACTTGTCGCCAAACATCTCTACTTTGTAGGTGGCGGTAGGATCAGCTTTAAGTGCTTCTGCCCATGCCCAAGCCCATGACAGGTAGGTAAGGTTGTTTTTCTTCTCTGTATGAGAATTGACATCTTTTTTCAGTAATGCTTCTATTGACATATTAACTCCTTTGATTTTCATTTAACTCTTGTTGAATAATCTCTTTTTGTTGTTCAAGATATAAATCCTTGAACTCGATAAAGTCTGCTTCTTGGCAGCAAACTATTTTATCCCCTTTGATTGTCAGGCAATAGGGGCAGTAGTGTATGTCTGAGAACTCTGACACATAGGTTTGGAATAGTGTTTTCAATGGAAACTTTCATAAGCCATTGTCCACAAAACATCACCCGCCAGATCGGTGAGCTTATTCAACTCATCTTCTGTCAATGGTGTTCCATCTTCATAGCATCCACTTGAAAAGTAGGCATCAGAGAAGTCTGGAAAGTCTCTGCTATCTACTCCATCTACTTCTAGGTCTACAACCATTTTTCCATTAAGAATCGGCATATTTACTCCTGTTAAACGTGGACTACTGTTTGCCCACACCGATAATGTGCCACACCTTTTAAGCCTTTTACATAGGTAGTTTCCCTAGGTTACAAACCTTTTTTATCATGCTAGGCTACTCACATGAACATCGAAAAAATTGAACTCCAATGTGCTGAAACCTTGCTTGCTTATGCAGAGTCAATGGCTGACGCTTATACCAACCAACCAGAGGATACAGAGGCTACTTTGACCGCTTTAATTGGCAGAACATTAGAACTACACCTGAACCGCAAAATCAACTTGGAGAACCTTTACAAATGACCCAACAAGCAATTATTCGAGCTTTACAGAATGGATCGCTTACCGCCTATGAGATGGAGAATCTAACGGGCATCCCAAGAACTTCCATCGTGGCTGCTTGCAAGAAGATGTCTCGCAAGAAAGAACTTACTGTTGAGAAAATCAAAGTGCATCGTGCTTGGGTCTGTAAATACACCTTAGAACCACACATGATTGAGGCTCAAAAAGCCGCCAATGATGAGCCTTATGACAAGCTAAATCCCTTTGATGTACGCAATGCCAAGGGTATTTTTACCAAATCTGAGTATGCCGTGATGAACAATCAGGCTAGAAGGTTGTTCAATGGCAATCCTAATTTCACTAAAGAAATCACAAATAATCAATTTATTTGAAAAAACCTCTTGACACATGAAAGAACTGTGTATAATCCAAATCGTCTGAGTGGCATCAGGCGATGAACGGAATAGAGAACCCCATAGATTTCTGTGTGGTCTTGCCTGACAACAGGCGAACTTTTGATTCCGTTCAATCGTCCGTTGTTGCTCTCGCCAAGAGCCAAGACCACAGAGTGATTTATGGGGTTTTTTGCGTTTGGTGGCTATGCAATGCGGTACGTCGGTGGTTGCATTTAGGGATACCCTGTTACACGAGCGAACTAAAGCAGGGGCGGTGGGCTAAGGATAGAGCCGAGTGGTTGGGACGCAAGTCTCAGAAGTCTGTCCGATGCGATGCGATGACATGGCTCCGAAGAGGAAGTTATCCACAAGCAGAGCGAAAACTGGGTTTTGACTCGGTAAGGCTTTGCTTTGCTCAAACATTCACCAAAGAGGAACTTATGAGGATATGTAAGTGTGGAGGAGTAGTAGGACAACATCAACTGACAAACAACCGAGAGGCTTGGACTTGTCGAAGTTGTGGAAGATATGAGATTGTTGAAGTAAAAAAACCCGAACCTGATAGGAGTCAAGAAGATGGAAAAGTTTGAGTTATTTTGGGCAACATGGCCTAAGTCGTTCAGAAAAGGCGGCAAGTCTGCTTGTTTGGCAAAGTGGAAAAAGTACTATTGCGAGACTTGTGCAGACCAAATCATCAAGCACATTGAGTGGATGAAAACCACAGATGCTTGGAGAAAAGACGATGGTGCTTTCATCCCCGCACCTTTGGTCTATTTGAACCAACAACGATGGGATGGGGCTGAGATTCCTGAAGGCTTTGGGATCAAAGTTGAAGTGCAAATTGATCCTGCCCTTGCCAAGATTGATGCAGATAGAAAAAAAGCCACCCCTATGCCTGAACACATCCGAGCAAGATTAGCAGAGTTACGCAAATGAAAGTGTTGCCAATAAACAACTTCGAGGTTGAGCCTTGGTTGCTTGAAAAACACTATGCCAAGCGTATGCCACAAATAATGTTTGCGTTTGGGCTTTACAAAGATGACATTTTGGTTGGCGTAGTGACTTATGGGATTCCCGCCTCACCACCACTTTGCATGGGAATCTGTGGCAAAGAATACTCAGACAAAGTTTTAGAGCTAAACCGAGTCTGTTTGTTGGACAACCACAAAAACGAAGCATCATTCCTTGTTGCGAACTCAATCAAGTTATTGCCAAAGCCAATGATTGTGGTTTCGTTTGCCGACACAAGCAAAGGTCATGTGGGCTATGTTTATCAAGCCACCAATTTCCTTTACACGGGTTTATCAGCAAACAGAATTGATTGGACAATCAAAGGTCAAGAGCATAAACACGCTAAAACCATTGGCGATGGCTTGACCTTGGCAGAGATTAAAGAGCTTCATGGCGATGACTTTTACTATGTCGAACGATCTAGGAAGCATCGTTACATCATCTTTCACGGGTCAAAGACTGACAAAAAAGTCATGCGATCTAAGCTGAAATACGAAGTTATGCCGTATCCCAAAGGCGACACTCAGAGATATGACTCTGGAACAACTGTAAAAACCCAACAACTTTTATTTGTATGAACTATTTTGAAGCTATGAGATTGCTAGACAAAGTGAAAGAGGGTGTGCCATATCCGCTTCATCTGATAAACAAAGCACTGGAGCTTACTGGTGACTTGGAGTAGACGTAACACAGAGAACCCAAGCGACAGAGTAATCCTAGAGCAAGCAGAAGCAAGGGAACTCTACCGCACTTGGGAAACAAACAAGGACAGAGATTTTGTGCGTGGCAGATTGGAGAGAGCTGAAAGAATCTACGGCATAGGTGCTAGAGATCGAATAAGGGAGTTTATGAACAGAATTAAAGACGGGACATTGCTATGAGCTTCATGGTGACTTTTATGGTGGAAGGAACACCAATACCCAAGGGTAGGCCAAGGTTTGCTAGAAGGGGAAAATTCGTATCAACTTACAGCCCCAAGACTACTGTTGACTACGAAACCAAGGTCAGCGAGGCAGCACAACTGGCAATGGGCAGTAGCGAACCCCTCGAAACGCCTGTGGGAGCGTACATCTACATAACCTTACCGATTCCCGCCAGTTACAGTAAAAAGCGAACCCAAGCCTGTTTATCAGGAGAGGAACGCCCAACAAAGAAAAGTGACATAGATAACTTCTGTAAGGCAATTTTTGATGGCATGGGAGGAATTGTTTTTGTAAATGACAGTCAGATTGTTTCGCTTCATTCTACGAAGGTCTACGGGACTGTTGGCATGGTTGAAGTAATGGTGAAAGAAGAGCTTATCTAAGGGTAAGTCCCAATAGAAAAAGAAACA